ACTATTTTTTTAAATCGTTTTGCTTTTAATGTTTTTGTTTTTGAAAATAATTGTTCATCATCTGATGAATCATCACTAGAGCTTGAATCTAAGTTTGAAATATGTAACTTAGCCTTATCAGAAAAAGTCCATCCTTCAGGTTCTGATGTGCTCATTACTATTAATAGCATTTTTTAACATCTCTTCTGACGGATTCTGGGGTTTCCAATCGTCCCAACGGTCGTAGGCGTCGTTCACCTGTAAAAAAACAGGATTGTTTCCTGAATAACGTTCAAACGGTGGGCAGTCTTCTGGTGGAACCGTGGGCATTTCTTCATCTTCATCTTCGTCAACCTGTTCATATATATCTGGGTAAATAGACCCAACGTCCTCACCGACTTTATACATCGCACAATACTTTGTTGCATATTCCACATCTTCTGGAAGGAGAGTATCTCGTCCACAAGCTTTGGAATAGTCACATGCAAGTGTTAAACCCTTTTCAAAAACTGGGAGAAGAATATTAGTCATGGTTTGAATATATTGTTCAAACATAGCGTCTCCAGCATCACCGAAGCCTGTTTGCATATTCATCTTTATTGTTTAGAATCAAAAAGAGTTTCGGCAATTCCCTCGCGTATACGAAGAGTATTATAGCTCAAAGCGTAGATACGTACTTGTCTGTTAAAATCTGGACAATTTGTGAGACTTAGGTTCACGAGTTGCTCTTTCACTAAACTGAAGTTAAGCTGTCCTGTTGGATACCACTCTTCCGGCTGGAGGGCGAAACTATACGAATAAAAGCGACGAATGAGCTGTGTTTTTGAATGATGAATCGCCCCCTGGACAGCCTTTAGAAATATGACATTCCCTGTATCACGTGTGATAATCTCCTGACCGTCTAACGTGAGTGTTAGATGATCTAAATTTTCATAAAGTATAAATTTTCCACCTTCTACACTGGCTGTATTATCATAATCAAAAATCGTTACAAAATTACCCTGACTCACACCATCCCCTGTAGTCCCTTGTCTTTGAATAACAAAGTAGAGTTCCTTCACGGGATTGTCAAAGTCTAACTTGAATTTTCCCGTATTAACACCGGCGTCTACATCGAATACATTTTGCTGAATCTGTGTTATGAGGTAATCTCTCTTCATTTTTTGAAATTTAATTCGTTCTTCACAGTCTATGAATACAAGTTCTGTACAAAGTTGAAATTCTTTAATTTTGAGTGTTTCATTTAATGTGATATACGTACCATCACCCTTAATGACCAAATCTTGTACATCTCTCAATTTGAACTCCACTTCGACTTCCTGTTTCGTTATAGCACACAAGGGTATGGCAAGTTCTGGGTGGTTATAAAAATAGAAGGGAATATCCACGAAAAAGGTCTCATCAGTGTTTAATCCTAACGTATCGTGTATGATTATACCCGTATTACCCCCACCTCCCGATATCACTTCACCCACCCTTTTATCAGTCGTTCGTAATGGATACTTACCGATGAGCTGTTCGAGTGCCTTTTGTTTTGTTTGTGTGACGTTATGTTCCGAATATATCTGAAGATAGTCACTCGTTATACGTTGTATAACCTTTCCACCTATGATCAATTCGACATGTTCAATCAAAGCATGTGCGACAGATTCGATATACATCGTGGTACTCGTTAGAATTTCCGGAAGTGTACATCTCACACTGATAGTTTTCAGGATATCTCCCTGATTCTGTGGAATCTTAAATCTAACCTTTTTTCCAAAATCGGCTCCATTTTCCGAGTCTATATCGACATATTCCCTGGAAAAATTCGAGTGCCTCTTGAAACTCTCGATGAAATGACTGTAGTCTGGATCTAAAGTGAAAAATTCCTCTTGAGGTCCAGTTGCCATTAGTTGAATTTGCCCAGCCATTACTACTATATCCATCTAAAATTTTAATCCAGCTAAACCACTATTAATATGCAAAACGTTATAATTTATAGCATATATACGTGTCGTACTGTCATAAGATGCGTAGGCGGGTGGCACCGCAATTTCGATTGTGAATAGTTTATGTGAGATACGACTCATATTGACTTGCCCGGTTGGATGAGGGGATTCGGGCTGTAATGCAAATGAGTATACACCGAACGTGGAGGGACCCAATTTTGGAAGTACCCCATTAAACGGTTGTGTTGCATTCACTAAAGCGGATGGTACGTTCACGTGATGTTTAAGTGGTTGTTCATATTCTAAGAATAAACCACCCCTGTTAAATACGATTTCATTATTGAATCTCAATTCTGCATTTACTATACTATTGTACCAGTTTGATACGTTGGTGAGATAAGCAACATCATTTTGTGATGTGAATAATAATTCTTTCACGGGATGTTGAAAGTTTAACATGACACTTTTCTTATTTTCACCGGCTTTCATGACAAATTTAGACATTTGAACTTGTGTGATGACGTAATCGAGTGGTCGGGTCATGAGAAAGTTTCTTTCTTCTTCTGTCAAATACACAAACTCGGTATCAAGTGAGAACTTTAAGATTGAAGCGGATGCATCAGCATATGAATCACTTGGATCCGTACTACTCACGTTTCGAACGAGATCTAAAATTGGTTTTAGTTTAATTCTCACCTCTACGACTTGTTTTTGAAGTGCACATGTTGGTATAGCCAGGGATGGGTTCCTATAAAAATAGAATGGAATATCCAGGAAATATGTATACGGATCTGCATAACTTAGATAATTACCATGTCCATTGAGAAAGTACAGTGTTTGTTCGATGTCGTCATTCGTATTATGAAGTTGTTGATGCATATAGATGTACTCTCCTGTAATTCGTTGAATGGGTTGTCCACCTATTAAAAGTTCTGCGTAGTCTATCATATGAGTAATTATAGACGGTGACCATACCATATCATTTTCACCACCGTCATCTGGTTTGGGATCACTCAGTGTAACCTTCAGTGTAACATTTTTAATCAAATCACCTTTGTCACCCGGTATCGTGCATATGACAGTCTTATCAAAATCTATGTCCCCATCGAATTGGCTCTCAACATAATCAAAAGCAAATTTTGAGTGACGTTTGAAATTTGTTAGAAAGTACGAAAACTGTGGTTCACCTGTGAGCCATTCATCTTGGACCCCAGTGGCAGCAAGTCTCAGACGACCAGCCATTCCTACTGTATATGAGTAAAATTTTGGTAAATAAAACGAGACAGTACATTAGAATGAATCTTCAATTGAGGAAATTCAAACCCGAGACGATCGCGGATGACAGGGTGTGTGTTTTCATAGGTAAGCGTAACACCGGTAAATCAACTCTGGTGAAAGATATCATGTATCATAAGAAACACCTCCCGGCAGGTATTGTACTATCAGGAACAGAAGAGGGTAATCATTTTTACTCTGAGTTTATCCCAGATTTATTCATTTATGGTGACTACGACAGAGATGCGATAGAAAGGGTTATGGCCCGACAGAGAAAGTTGGTGGGCGGGGGTAAATCAAATTGTGGAGCGTTTATGCTTCTGGATGACTGTATGTATGACTCAAAGTTTCTAAAAGATACGTGTATTCGACAGTGTTTTATGAATGGTCGTCATTGGAAGATCTTCTTTATGCTCACAATGCAATATGTTATGGACTTACCACCGGCACTACGAGCCAATGTGGATTATGTGTTTATTCTCAGGGAGAACATTATCCAGAACAGAGAAAAGTTATACAAATCCTTCTTTGGTATCTTCCCTTCTTTCGATATGTTTTGTAAAGTGATGGACGCCTGTACAGAGAACTACGAATGTCTCGTGTTAGATAATACAGTAAAATCTAACAAGATTCAGGATTGTGTATTTTGGTACAAAGCAACGGTTAGAAAGGGTTTCAGGGTTGGTGGTCCAGATTTATGGAGATTGCACCAGAAGATGTACAACCCCAAACATCAGCAGCAGAAGGAAGATGATGCTAAGAAGGCGACTAAGAAAACAAACCTCAAGATCACAAAGACTAAGTAGGTGCGTCTCGATAATTGTTCAAAAAACTATGGGTATATTAAA